TAACGCTACCCCCCTCGACCATCATGCGGTTGATGTCGGCGCGCTTGCCGGTATCCCGGCGTAGGTAAGTAGGCAGGCCCCCTTCCCCGATGCCTATGGCCTGTATAGTGGCTGTGGGGTTTGCTGCTACCCATGCCGACACGGCATTGATTTGGGCCTTTAATAGGGCTTCGTTAAAACCCTCAGGGGCTTCGAAAGTAGCGGCCTTGGCTTTGGTTGTGCTAGTCATTGGTTAACCCTTCTGTTTAGTGGTGCAGCCTGTATCATCTGTCAGGCTGCACCACTTTGGTTATGTAGCGTTGTTGCTACCCCTCGAATATAGGCTTGCCGGCGCTAGGGGGCAAGCCCTAATTTAGGGTGCCGTGCATTTTATTGGGTTTGGGGTAGAATTGTGGTATTTATGCAACACCACCTGGATTACCCCCTTGTGCCCCTTGCCGCCGCCCACGCCGCCCACGCCCACGCCCACGCCTATATTTACATGCACATGATCTTATAGATGTAAGCGACGACTAAGCGACGACGACTAAGCGACCGGTGAGCGACCGGTGAACGACGGGGAAAAAAGAAGCGGCAGTCCCGAAAGACCACCGCTTCAGGTGCGGAGGTAACCAACCTCCGAGGGTATTCAGTTACGAACGACGCCCCTCGCGCCGAAGACGAACGCTAGAATCCCTATCGTATAGATTCCTAACGCACCCAACGGTGATTCGTGAACCAATCCTAGGTGTTCTAGGGAAACGAATACGGAAAGCATCCCCGTCGTACAAAGAACTAGCATAGCGGCTCTTGTTCCCATTAGAATTCCCCCCAACCAGCAGAACGCGCCCACGCGTTATCCGCCGCTATATTCTCTTCTTGACGCTCGATTTCACCCATCTTAACGGGGTCCTCCGCGCAACCCTGACAAATGAGGCGGTTACCATCGTAGCCGGTATTGCCACACTTACCATGGATCTCCCTATAGTCGTACCCTTTTGGGACATAGTACGTTACAGTATTCTCACACATTTTAGTACCCTCCTGGTTAAGTAAGTTAACGCCCTATTTTAAAAGGGCGAGCCGTTATGACCCGCCCCTTTACGTCTATTGAAGTTTACTAATTACATCAAAGATGCCCAGCCCTTTAGCATAGACACCCTCTTTTTTGGCCCAGTGAACAATGGTCTTGTTGACCTTACCCTTTGGCAGTTGCCCCCAAGGAAGCCCCACTTCAACATAGCTACCGTCTCGCAGCTGACCGTGGCAGTAAGATATATCCCACACAGGGAAACCTGGCTCGGACAATAGCCGTAGCCGTATGATCTTGGCTAGGTCTTTGTCGGTCCAGTATACCGTCTCGGCGATAGTACATGTAACGGCGTCATGGTAGTGATTGTAAGAGCCGTATAACTCTTCTAGATTACCGGTTTCCATTTTAGTACCCTCCTGGTTAATAACGGTTTAGCCCCTTAAATATAAAGGGGCGAGCTTTTTACACCCGCCCCTTTACGTCTTAGTTAGTTTTAGTTAGTCTTTTTTAACCGCTTTATCAAACTCAGCTTGAGTGCTTATGAGGGTTTTAGAGCTAGTTTTTATTAAGCCTAGCTCTGGGATGGGGGTATGAGTATTATCATCAACACCCTTTTGATATTCAACCTCATCATACTTATAATAGCGCCCTACTAATTGATAGAGCTTTACGCAGCTTACGTTCTCAATATAGTCAGGCTTACTTTTAAGATCAGCCCATGCCGTTTGCTCTACGCTATCTAGTTGATAGGGCTCGTCAGGGTAGGGTATAGGCGGGTCGTAATCAAACGCCTCCATTTTATCACCCGCTATAGCGGTAATTAACTCTAAGCAGTTATTGATCGGCCCTTGAGCTACCGTTATCCACTCGGTACCTATATCAACTTGCTCATCGTAACCGTTAAAGGTCCAAACATCAGGGCCTAACTGACGTACTTTTTTAGACGGTAGTTTATTTGACATCGCTTTACCTCTCATTTCTGGTTAAGTAGCCTTTACGCTACCCTTTAAATATAAAGGGGCGAGCCGCTATGACCCGCCCCTTTACGTCTTAGTTAGTCAGTAGTCTTATATAGTCAGTTAACTCAAAAGTTTGATGATCATGAGTTATACCGTTTACCTCGTCAATAACCCAAACATCTAAGTAAACTCTTTTAGGGTCGGGCGGTAACCCCTCTACATGTTCAACAGGCTTACCTTGACTTACTACGATCTCGTAGCTGTAACCCTCAATAACCTCGGTTTTTTGATCTATAAGTGGCATTTAAATACCCTTTCTGGTTAAGTTTAACTAACCCCCTTACTATAAAGCCCACTTACCCGATGACCCGCCTTTTTACGTCGTGGTCAATCAAAAGGTTTTAGATGGTCAAATTCATGATGTACGCTAAGAGCTACTACATACATGTCGCCGGTGGCCCCCATCCCAGCGTAAATAGCGTAGGGGTCGCTAGGATCTGAGATACTGTCCGACAACCAATCGCTGAGTTCAGCAGCCGATATTTTGAGGTCCTTGACCCAAGCCGCTCCCGGTATAGGCGAGTAGCTACTTGATATACGATCCCTAGGATCGTCTACATTTATAACCTGATCACCTATAAAGTTAAAAGTTTGAGCTTTATTTAACATGGCAAATACCCTTTCTGGTTAAGTTTAACTAACCCCTAAAGTTTAAAGCCCACTTACCCGAGGACTACCGTTACTTACTCAGTGTTAATCCCAGTGCGGTTACTCAGATCTCATACATCGGATTTATTGCGGTTACTCAGATCTATTGGATCTTTAAGATCAAAGGGTTGGTATGGTAAGGCTAGGTTAGGGTAGGCATGGTCAGGATGGGTAAGATCTAAGCGATCAGGGCGACGACGACAGACAAGCGACGGTCAAAAAAAGACCCCGCCGGAGCGGGGCCAGTTTGAGCGAGCGTAGACAGGGAGGGGACTACGCCGCTTGAAGAGTTATGATTGATTGACCGTAGAACTTGGAGGTTCGGCTGAACCCACCAGCGAGGTGGGCGGAGATATCCCGCTCACTCCCGCCATTCTCACGGGCGAACGCTATAATCTCGCGAGCATTACCGCCTTGATTGATTCGCTCTGAGATATTGAACCTCTTACCGTTTTGACGGCGGAGGAACGGAGCGGTCTGCCCAACCTCATTAGGTTCGATTCGCGCTTTAGGATTCGCAGCGAAAAAGGCACGAACCGCCTTGTCCTGATTACCCTCGGTAGCACCGAGGAAATCTTCGGTGACTTCAAAGGTAGAATTAGCAACAGTTTCAGTTTTCTTAGCCATGGGTCTTTCTCCTTTATAATGGCACGCTAAACGAATACCGTTTAACTATGAAGAACTATAAAGGAAGACTTAATCAGAGTAAACCCCTTTTTCGTCTTTATTTATCTCCCTTTCTCCAGTGCCTTTCGGAGTCTGCCCCAATCATATGGGTGGGGGATCTCCACGATCTGAGGGATCTCATCCATTTTTAGATCAGCTAGATCTTTCGCCTTTTCTCCGGAAAACAAAATCAAAGGAGTCCTCGCTGCCTCCCTAGCTAAGATGAAAGAGCGACCACAGTGCCGCGACCTCGTTATATGCCAAGCGATTTGATGAGGCGACAGAACGACTCGTTTATTTTTTATTATCTTGAGTTCAATCCAAAACTCGCCAAACTCAGCGCAGCCGTTTATATCCGGAACTCCAACAGACGACCAAGATTCAATACGAACCCAGTGTATGTCAGTAATTCCGTCACGTAACGCTTTCCAGAGTTTCGACTCAGGTTTAGCCGACATCTTCGTACTCAGCATCAATGACTTTTTTGATCGCCCCATTCGTTTCTTTGTCTAACTCTTCTAAACGGGTGATCAAGTCATCTTTACTCATAGCGTTGATGTGCGCGTGGAGGACTTCTTTGCGGTCAACATAAAGACCGCCAACTTTACCACGATGAGTTTCAGCGCTGATCGCGGCACTGAACTGGTTGTTCGCAGCAGCTCGGTCACGGAGTTCGCCGAGATCGCGTAAGTGACCTTCGTAACTGACTTCGTATTTTTTACTCAGTTCAAGGCGGAGATCGTTTATGTAATTTGCGACATTAGGAAACTTAGCGACGTTCAAGAGTTCACACGCTCTAACGGCTGCTGACGATTCGGCGTATCCCGCACGACGAGCCGCCTC